ACGTACTGGGACACATTGGGCGCAGAAACTATTGATGCAAGTGGAACGGTAGTAACGAGTTTATCGATCACGCCTTCAGTTGATGACTGTTTAGTGTTTGCTATGTGCGGATGGGATGGGAACGCCTCGTCAATAGTTTCAACAGGTGGAACCAATTGGCCTACCTCTGTACCAGTAAACCAACAATTGCAAGATGGCGATGAGGATTTTTCAGGTATTTTGTCAGGATGGGTAACTCAATTACAAACGACAGCGGCTGCATCAAACAATTCAACATTTACAGTTAATTCATCAGATGGTAGTGCTGCAGTCCAGTTTGCAATTGCTCCTGGCGATGCAGTAAGCCCTGGTGTAGTAGTATTTAGACGAAGAATAGAGGGTTATTAGATGACTATTACAGCTAAATTATTAAAAGCGGAAGAAAAAAGCACTTATTGGAAAATGAAAGTTGAATATGATGATGATGGCGAAATCGTCGAAGATACTTTTAGATTTCAAGGCTCAACACCACAAAGCCTAAAGCAGTACGTATCCTCAAAGGTTGATAGGCATGAAGAGGTTAAATCTTTTGATTTCTCTACGCTGATAGGTACAGTCATTGACGTGACGCCTGATCCGGTAACACCACCAGAACCACCAACGGCAGAAGAAATAGCTAAAGCCCAATGGTTTGCAGATTATGATAAACTTAGGCGCGTCCAGTTGTTACTAGAAGCTGCACCGGCTTTAGCTACAGCGGGACGTATACAGTACAGAGACGGACTACAGTCTGATGTAGAATCAAATTGGCTAGACAGTTATTTAGGTGATTTATAATGTTTTTAAGAAAATACGGCGAATTACTGACAACTACTAAAGCTATTACCTTTAGTTTATTTGAGGTTGATGGTATAGATTTAAGAGTTGACGCCACTTTTGCAACTGGTGATGTAACTATCTCTAAAGATGGTGGGGCTGAAGTTAATACAACCAATCTACCGGTTGATGAAGGTAAAGGTTACAGTATTATACTTACCTTGGCAGAGCTTACGGCCTCACAAGTGAGAATAAGTATTGTTGATCAAACAGCAACTAAAGTTTGGTTAGACATAGAGCTAATAGTTGAGACTTATGGGAACGCCTCAGCTATGCATGCTTTCGATTTGGATACAGCTAGCACACCACAAACAGCAGACCACACGGCAGCAATAGCAGATATCCCAAACAATTCAGAATTTGAAGCTAGAACATTATTATCAGCAGGTTATTTTGACGCTGCAACCGATACAGTGGTGAACGTTACTACAGTAGCAACCCTAACAGGTCACACCGCCCAAACAGGTGACAGCTTTGCGAGAATAGGTGTGGCAGGCGCAGGACTAACAAATATTGATCTGCCTAATCAATCATTCGATTTAACTGGAAACATCACAGGTAATCTATCTGGCAGTGTTGGAAGTGTGACAGCAGCCGTAACAGTCGGAACAATGAACGCTAACGTAATAAATGCCGCATCAATCGCAGCGTCTGCTATGGACGGTAAAGGCGATTGGAATATCGGGAAAACGGGTTATTCATTGACAATCACGCCACCAACTGCTGTTGAAAATAGACAGGAAATGGATACAAATAGCGCTGACTTAAATAGTCTGATATCGGGACAGTCTACAATTAACACCAAGCTGGACGATATTCAAGGCGCAACATTTAGCAGCGTAACCGATAGCTTAGAGGCGATCAGAAATAGGGGCGACTCAGCATGGCTTACTGCAACCGGATTTAACACAGCGACGCCGTTAGATGCGGCAGGGACGAGAGCGGCATTAGGGCTAGCAACTGCTAATATGGACGTACAATTTGCGGCAAGCGTCACCGCGACCGGATTTAATACAGTCGTACCAGATGCAGCAGGAACAGCGCCAACAGTAACTGAAATACTAACAACCCAAATGACAGAGAGTTACGCGGCAGACGGAACCGCGCCAACACTAACGCAGTCTTTATTTATGATCCAACAATTCCAGCAAGAACACGCAAGCGCAGGAACCACCAAAACAATTAAAGAAATAGACGGAATAACAACCGCTATGACGTTTACGTATGACGATGGAACAAACCCTACAAGCATAACTAGAACAACATAATGTCTATTAATTTAATCGTCACAGATGGATTTGGCAACGGCACTTTAACAGGAAGCATTAAAGATATTGTTACCATGGGTTATGATATAGGGATCCAAATAATCGCCGTCGGGCATCTGGTTGGTGAAACTTTGGTCTTTAATGCGTATAATACATCATCAAGCATTGTTAACGCTTTGAATGGCGATATAAATATATCTAATGCGCTAGATACAGAGTCAAGGATTCTTTAATGTCATTAAACTTGAACAATTCAACAGTAATACAGCATACAGTGACCAACCCGTTAGCGGTTCCTATTTTCGTTAATGATGCGGCCGTAACGGTCACTATATTTGATAGTTCAGGGGTTGAGCTCACTGGCGTAGTATGGCCTCAAACGCTTGATTTCGTTGCCGCTTCTGATGGAATATACAGAAAAACTTTTGCACCCTTCGATGATTTAGTGCTTAATCAGATTTATTCTATTGTAATTAGCGTACTAGGAACTGACAGTCTAGAAAGCAACTGCACAGTTACCTGTAAAGCAACTAATCAAATTTGTGATTAAGATGGCACAAGAAAGCAATAGAGCCCCGCATTGGATAAGACAGATAGCCGATTCATTAATAATATTGGCTGCGGCCCTGTCGATTGTTGGTATTGATTTCGAACCATACTTTGAAGCCAGGTCCAAGATAGAAATACTCAGGATGGAGTTAGACTTAGAAAGTAGAAAAGTTAACCCTGATTTTGAAAAAAGATTAGCTGAAGCTGAAAAGCTATTAGTTAAAGTCGATAAGCTATCCCATAAAGAGAGTAAATAACTCTTTACACCCGAAACAAATCATGCCATTGTTGTTAACAATAGATGACAACTAATCGGCATTATATGAAAACTCACACAGCATCACTAATAGTCAAAGGCTATACTCTCGAAGAAGGGTTAGTTGCTCTCAATATGAGTAAGCGAACTTATTACCGATGGACTACAGAAAAACCGGACATGCTAACCTTTAGAATTGACCAGTTAAAAAGGCGGGGTGAGTGATGAATGATCAAGGGTATAAATTCAACACTATAGCCGAGCATTTCCCCGTGAAGCTCAGAAGTCTTGCTGATTCAGTCGATAAAACTATTCCAGAATTAAGAAAATTAATATGGGAAGGCGTTTATTATATTGATGAAAGCTGTGAGCTGGTTGAGAGCCCGGTAAACAAAGCTATTTATGATCTTGGACTAGCTCTTAAGGAGCGCCTTCCCACCGCTCAAGAATTTCATAGTCGTCTTGCTGAAGTATTTAAAGTTTTGAAAGAAGACCCAAAAAACAGAGAGCTTATTGGCACTGCTGGTGAAGATTTAGAGCTTGGCGATTGCGTTATTTTTGGTGAAGATGGAAAAATATATAAGGCAAAGCAATGATTAAACCAGTAAAGAGAAACAAGCGGTTAAAGTGGATAGATTCTCGCTATGCTTATAAGTATAGGGTTGACAAGCTTGTTGATCTATCGATAAATGGAGTGGCAATTGATTGGGGTGTGCCTACCGATATGTTAGTAGGTAAAAATACCAGCCAATTGCCTAAAGAATTTACAGGAACAATCAACTTTGGACGCTCAATTTTATATGAAGTTTACAAAGCATTGAAAGAGATAGAGAAAGGGAAATGAAGGAGCAAGAGCTTTTCAATCTCAAAGAAGGAGATGCTTTTGTTTTTCCTGACCACTATGTTAATTCAAAAATGAAAGTAGTTAAACATAATTACATGGGAATAATTCTAGCCGTAATCATTGATGACGATGCTTTGCAAGGATTCACAATAAAAAGATATCTGAAAACAAGGCGGCGTTGGAGTTATGAGTTTTTTGATGTATATAAAATGCGCGACAAATGCAACCTAAAACAGTCAAGGAAACCATGCTGACAGATAAACAAATAGAAGAAGTGTCAAAGGCGGCTGCTGACATTGCCGTAAGTTTAGATATGCACCCATGCTTATGGGTAAATTTTGTTGTTGGGTCGATGCCTTGTACGTGGGATGAAAGAAAATCAGAAATGAGAAAGTGCCAGCAATGGCTATTCGATAACCAACAAGCCTACCCCTTTTCAATAACAAAAGAAGATATGTTATACTGACATGAAAGAATTCCCCGGCCAGAGATGGCCATTAGCCGCGAGTTATCTTTGGCGGCATTTTTTATTTAGAGGTTCATCATGCCAGGTGGCAGACCAACGAAATACAATCAAGAAATTATCGATGCATCAAATCATTATCTCGAGAACTTTAAAGAAAATGGTGATGTCATACCAAGCATCGAAGGCCTATCTGAGCATTTAGATGTTAGTAGAACATGTCTTTATGAGTGGCAGAAGCATGAAGACAAAGAAGAGTTTTCTTACATATTAGCAAAAATCTTAGTAAAACAAGCAAGGATTCTAATCAATAGCGGTCTAAAGGGTGATTTCAATGCGGCTATTGCCAAGCTAGCATTAGGTAAGCATGGGTATAGTGATAAGCAAGACCTAACCTCAAGCGATGGCTCAATGTCTCCCAAGTCATTCAATGATTTCTACTCAAAGTAAGTTAGAAGAAAAAGCTAGCCTTAATCCTGCATTAAAAGATTTCTGGCAAACGAAAGCCGACACCAAGGTATTAAAAGGCGGTCGTGTATCATCTAAAACCTGGGATTGTGCTGGGTTCGCTATATTCTTAGCCTCTAATTACACCGTTAAATTTCTTTGTATGAGGCAATTTCAAAACAAGATTAAAGAGTCCGTCTATGCCGTATTAAAGGTTCAAATAGAGCGGTTTGGCCTGCAAGATGAATTTGAAGTATTGGCAACTGAGATAAGGCATCGAATTACTGGCTCATCATTCCACTTCTACGGTATTCACCGAGACATAGCTGAAATCAAAGGTTTTGAGGGTGCCGACATTGGCTGGATGGAAGAAGGGGAAGGTCTAACCAAAGAGCAATGGTCACATATTGAGCCCACATTACGAAAAGAGGGCGCTGAATGCTGGATACTGTACAACCCTAGACTAGTATCTGATTTTGTTGAAAAATTCACTCATGACCCTAAGAACGACATCATAGTTAGGCAGATTAATTATGATGAAAATCCTTTCCTATCAGAGACGGCGCTAAGAAAGATTAACCGAATGAAAGAGCAGGACTATGAAGAATACGAGCACGTATACTTAGGTATCCCAAGAAAAGACGATGATAATGTAGTGATTAAACGGTCCCATATTGACGCAGCAATCGACGCACATATTAAACTAAATATCGACATATCAGGTAAAAAACGATCCGGTTTTGATGTTGCCGATGGTGGCAAGGATTTGTGTTCACACATATACGTTCACGGCATTACAGCTATATGGGGTGAGCACTGGAAGGCTAAAGAGGACGAATTACTAGAATCTTGTAAGCGAGTGTACAGCAAGGCGTTAGGGCTAGAATCTCATGTGTCTTACGACTCCATAGGTGTTGGCGCTGGGTCTGGTGCAAAATTTAAAGAATTAAACGATGAGCGAAGAGAAAATGGTGAGCCTGGCAAGATTACATATAGTAAATTCATTGCTGGCGCTAAAGTGGTTAATCCAGATAAATATTACGTTGACACAGACGAAGAAAAGATAACCAATAAGGACTTTTTTGAGAATTTAAAGGCCCAATCATGGTGGATAGTGGCCGAAAGGTTCAGAAACACTTATAATGCTGTAACTAAAGGTCATAAGTTTGAAGAGCATGAGTTAATTAGCATTAGCTCCGACATGCCAAATTTAGCCAATTTAACAACAGAACTATCAACACCTAGGCGAAAATTTAGCAAAGCTGGCAAAGTAATGGTTGAATCTAAAGAGGATCTTGCAAAACGCGACATCCCTTCTCCAAATGATGCTGATGCTTTTATTATGTGCTACGCACCACAGGAACAGCAAGAAAGTTTCGGTTTAATATTCTAACGTCGAGAGGACGTAATATGTTTGGCTTATCACGGCACGAAAAAGATTTAAAACTCAACAATCAATACAGCGCAGACCTAAAGCAGCTATTGATTAAGATCAACTCAAGCGACTCAACTCGAACAATATTCTCACAAATGAGCGGCGGCAATGATAATGCTGACATGCTACATAATATATTTTGTGATTTTGGATACCCTGACTTATTAAAGTTTAGCAACTATTGGAATATGTATCGAAGGTTCGGACCTGCTGCAGCAGTCGTCAATGTTCCGCCGAATTTATCATGGTTAAGCCCTCCAAAGATTGAATCATCTGAACGGGTTATGAATGAGTTAACTTTGCTAATTAAGAAAACAAACCTCTGGAACCGTTTAAAAGGTCTAGATAAAAGGCAAAGGGTCGGTAGATACGCTGGTTTATTTGTTCAGGTCGCCGATGGGAAAAAGCCAGAAGAAGAAGTCGAATCGTTAAACGGCACAGCTTCTGTAGTTAATCTTAAGCCTATTTATGAGGGTCAACTTAGGGTCGACACAACCGGGCAAGATGTAACGCGTCCAGAATATGGCCAACCAACAATGTATTCATTTGAGCCTTCAGGTGATGGCGATAGAAACCGGGATGATTCGACCACTATTAAAATACACCCATCAAGAATAATCATAGCGGCTGAAGGTGCCGATGATGGCAGTATTTACGGCATTAGTTCATTAGAAAACATCTATAACGATTTAATGGATTTACGGAAAATCAGTGGCGCAGGCGGTGAAGGGTTCTACCAAAACACTCGCAACGCTCCGGTTATCAACGCTCAAGATGGGTTTAAATCACCCGATA